GCAATTCCTTCAAAAAAGGGACGGTTCGGAGATGGAGATAGACCCTTTTGAAAAACTAAAAGAAGAAACACGATTCACAAAAGAGAGGGCGGATAAGATTGCATTTGAAAACGAGATAGCAAGAGGGAATTATATCCTCAAATCCGATGCAGAGCAGCAATTATCTGCACGGGCTGCCTTTCTAAAATCAGGAATACAGGGATTCTTTCACAGCATGTCGGCAAGATTAATTGAGCTTGCTGAAGGTAAGCCTGAAAAGGGACCAGATGTCCTTAATTTTTGTTTGAGGGAAGTAGAGGAGTTATTTCATCATTACAGTAAGCCTCTTGTTTTTGAAATTGCGAAGGTAACTACAGATGAATATACAAACTAATTCTGAAAAAATGGATTCCCGCTTACTGCCTGCGGGAATGACAGCAGGGGGATTGTTTTTGCCTTTTACCTTTTACCCCGGCGAAAGGCGTGTCTTTGAAAAAAAGGAGCAATTGACTGTCAGTCAATGGGCGGAGAAATACAGGATTGTCCCGATAGGAGCTCACAGGGGACCGTGGCGGAATGACATATCCCCTCACCTTGTGCAAATTATGGATACATGGGCGCTGCCTCACATCCGTGAAGTAATCATCTGTAAGGCTCCACAGACAGGCGGGACAGAGGTTATGAATAATTGTGCTTCTTATGCGATGGATAGAAACCCATCCACAATGATGTTTATCATGCCTTCGGAGGCAATAGCCAAGAAGGTGAACTCGGACAGAATCATTCCCATGATTGAACAATCCCATGCCCTGCAAAAACTTATATCACCAAATCCTGACGATTTAGCAAAACTCAAAATCAAGCTCAATAACGGAACAATTGTTTATATGGCGTGGTCAAACTCATCCGCTGCCCTTGCCACATTCCCGATTAAATATCTTTTTTTTGATGAGACGGATAAATACCCGCCTTTTGTGGGGAAGGAATCAGACCCTATTACGCTTGGTGAAAAGAGGGCAAGGACTTTCAGACACACTTATAAAATCTTTAAAGTCTCAACACCTACAAGGGAAGATGGACATATCTGGAAGGCATTACAGAGTGCTGACATTCTGTATAAATATTATGTCCTATGTCCTCATTGCAAAACTGAACAGCTTATGGTTTTTGACAATCTTAAATGTCCGGAGGGAGAAATTACCCCTGAGCAAATACGAAGGGAGAATATTGCATATTATGAATGTCCGAATTGTAAATCTCATTGGACAGACATTCAGAGGGATAAGGCGGTTCGTGCAGGCGGATGGAAAAAGGAAAAAGGGGAGAATATTGCCAGACCCCGCTCAGTAGCATTTCACCTTCCATCGTGGATAAGTCCAGATGTATCACTCAGCGAAATTGCCGCCGCATACCTTTTATCAAAAACAGATAAGTCGAAGCTCATAGACTTTTACAATGATTATCTTGCCGAGCCGTTTGTTGAATCACAACAGGGAGATAGTCTTAAAGAAGATGACCTCTATAAGAGAAGATATTGTTTCACCCCTGAAAAGGCATCATGGCAGGTGCCTATGTCAGCCTGTATTCTTTCAGCCTTTGCGGATGTCCAGGCGAATCGTATAGAGGTTTGTGTTGTTGCATGGGGGCAGGGATTTCAAAGCTGGATAATAGAGAGGGTCCAATTACCCGGCGATACCACACAACCCCAAGTGTGGGGAGACCTTGATAGATATTTGTTGAAAGAGTGGCAGCATGAGAGCGGGGCAAAATTAAAGATTGTAACGGCAGGGATAGACTCAGGCTACCTTGCGCCTGATGTGTATAGGTTTGTCCGCCCTCGCCAGCTTGGACGCAGGATATATGCAACTAAGGGATCATCAACAGTTGGTAAGCCCCTTATTTCCATAACAGATCCCCGAAAGAAAAAAGGGAAAGACAAAAACAGAGTAACGCTGATAATTATAGGGACAGAGACGGCGAAAGATACAATCTTTGCCCGTCTGCAGATAGAAGACCATGGACCCGGCTATGTTCATTTTTCCGAATCCCTCGATTACGATTTTTTTAAACAGCTTTGTTCAGAACAGTGTTTGACAAAGTATAGTAAGGGAAGACCGTATAGAGTTTGGGAGAAGAAAAGAACAGACGCAAGAAACGAGGCATTAGATTTATTTGTAGGTAATCTGGCAGTCATAGAATTATTGAATCCGAATTTTGAAGTGGTCGGCAAAAATCTAAAAAGAGAAATTCAGGCGGCAGAAAAACCGCAGACTGATAAGCAGCAGCCTGTTAAAAAGTCATTCCATATAAAAAAGAGGGGTGGTTCATGGGTGAAGGGTTGGAAATAAATGGATTACCTGAGAGGGAATTATTAAGACCCGATGAGGTAGCAAAATATTTTTCGGTAAGCGAAAGAACAATACAGAGGTGGTGTATTGAAGAAAGGCTGAAATACTGCAAGCCTAACGGCATCTTGAGAATATTCAGGGTATCGGTCATAGAGCTTGTTGAAAAAACTCAAAACGCACATATAGAGACAATTGAAGAAGTAGAGACAAAAATAAAAAAAGTATTCAAACCCTCCCTGCAAAAATCAAGAGGATGGATCAAAACTTGGTAAAAATACCCTGACATTGGGGACATTAGATGACATTTGGGACATCTGTGCCTATGCTTTGAATCTCCATTCAGAATAAAATATCTGCACTATGGCAGATATTCCTTCAACAGAACCTTCTGAAATTGTAGCAGGCGATACTCTCAAATTCAAAAAGTCCCTCTCTGATTATCCCGCCACCATATGGACTCTCACCTATTATCTCCTCAAATCTGGAACTCAAATCACCTTCAGCGGAACGGCTGATGGCACAGACCATCTCATTAATGTTGCAAACACCACAACAGCAGGCTGGACAGCAGGCATATACAAATACGAATCCTATATCTCAAAGACGGGCGAGAGATACGAAATTTCAAGCGGCACGATTGAAGTAAAGCCTAACCTTGCAACACAAACATCAGGCTATGACACCCGAAGCCATGCTAAAAAGGTTTTGGATGCACTTGAGTCTTTACTGGAAGGCAAGGCGTCTCGTGATGTTATGCAAATAACCATTAACGGACAGAGCATTTCAAAGCTCACGCCGGATGAGTTACGCAAGTGGCGAAATGAGTATAGGAGTCAATATCAGGCAGAGATTGAAAAGGAAAATATCAAAAATGGCAAACCTTCAAAACGCAGGATATTAACGAGGTTATGAAAATATTTAAACCAATTTTTAAATCTATTACCTCTTTCATTGTCTTTTTAAAATCTACATTTGATTTGAGAGATTATTTTGTTTTTGGCGGGATTTTATCTATTGCTGCAGGCGTATGGCTGATTTATATGCCTGCTGCGCTGATTGTTTTTGGATGTATGTTTTTTTGGCTCGGTGTTAGGAGAATTAAATAATGGGAATTTTAGCAGCACTTGAAAATCACCCCAGATATTATCATCCGCCGGTTATAAGAAACTCGTATCAAGCGGGGCTTATTGACAGATTGACTGCCTCTTTTTCGTCAGCGAGCCTTTCAGCAGACAGGGAAGTCCTTGCATCGCTAAAAGTTATGAAGGGAAGGTCCCGCAATCTTTCAATGAATAACGTTTATATGCGGAAGTTTCTTGAATCATTGGTAGTTAATATAATCGGACATGAAGGCATAATATTACAGAATCAGGCAAAGGATGAAAATGGAAAATTCGATCAGGATGCAAATAAGCTGATTGAAAATAATTGGCAGGAATACGGCGAAGAAGGGATTTGTGATATTACAGGCGAATTGTCGATGCATGAATTGTTATCGCTCGGACTTAAATCAACGGCAAGAGACGGTAGTGTCTTAATAAAAATTGTGAGGGGATGGAAAGAGAATAAATATCGGTTTGCTTTACAGCTTATAGAATCTGATTTATTGGATGAAAATTATAATAGGGAGCTTTCAAACGGCAACAAAATAATTATGGGAGTTGAAAAGGATAGATGGGGCAGGCGTATTGCCTATCATCTACTGACAAAACATCCGGGTGATTATTCTTTTTCAGGCATAAATTATGAAATTGTGCCAGCATCCGAAATTCTTCCTGTTTTTAATATGGAGAGAATAGGGCAGACGCTGGGCGTTCCATGGGCTTATGCCTCAATGCTCATGCTCAATAACATCGGTGCATATACAGATGCGGCAATCATTAATGCACGGGTCGGCGCAAGTAAGATGCAGTCTATCATCATGAGTGAAGGCACGGAATATGAAGGAGACTCAAAAGACGCATACGGCAACATACAGGATGAAGTAGAACCGGGCATGAGGGAAGTGCTTCCGCCAGGCACAACTATTCACGACACAAACCCTGCCTATCCAAATGGCGAATTCTCCGAGTTTAATCGGGCAATGCTAAGAGGCTCATCCGCAGGGCTTCTTATGGCATACAGCTCAATCTCTAATGATTTATCAGATGTGAATTTTTCAAGCATCCGCTCAGGCAAAATTGACGAGCGGGATATATATAAATTTATACAGAAATGGTATATCCGAAAAACTGTCAAAAAGATATATCCATTATGGCTGGACACAAGTTTGATGGTGGGGGCTATTAAATTTAATTCAGGCAAGACTTTGCCTTATGCGAAATTTGATAAATTCAATGCAGCGACATGGCAGCCGAGGGGCTTTGACTGGGTTGCTCCGAAAGATGACATTGAGGCGGACATGATAGCGGTCAATTTCGGGCTTAAAACACGGACAGAGGTGGCGGCAGAAAGAGGCAAAGATTTGAGAGATATTTTTGAACAATTAAAACGAGAGCAAGAGATGGCAGATGAATATGATCTTGTTTTTACAACGAGCAAGATGGAGGCGGCAGCTAATGCGGCTAATGACACCATGCCACAGAAAAAACAAAAAGGAGGCGAAGAACAATGAAAAAATATTGGAAAATCACAAACAAGGCATCAAAGACAGCAGAAATTCTAATCTATGAGCAAATCGGGGAAAGTTTCTTTACTGAAGGACTCGGCGCAAAACAATTTATAGAAGACCTCAGAGCGCTTGGTGACATAGAGAACATAGACATCAGAATCAATTCCCCCGGCGGCTCAGTATTTGAAGGGCTTGCAATTTATAACACCCTCAAGACTCACAAGGCAAAAAAGACTGTTTATATTGACGGTGTGTCTGCATCAATCGCATCCGCAATCGCGATGGCAGGGGATAAAGTCATCATGCCGGAGAACGCACTCATGATGATTCACGACCCTCATGCCCTTGCTATGGGAGATGCGGAGACATTAAGAAAAATGGCAGATACACTTGACAAAACAGCGGAGAGTCTTGTTTCTATTTACAAGGACAAATGCGGAAAAACCGAAAACGAAATCAGAGAGAAGATGAAGGCAGAGACATGGTTTTCCGCTCAGGAGGCAATAGAATTCGGCATCTGTGATGAGTCCACAGAGGCAATGAAAATGGCGGCACACTTCGATTACTCGAAGTTTTTTAATACACCCAAAGTGCTTCTTAATCATGCAGCGGTTAAGGCAGGAGCAATGCAGGATGCCGGGGATGGCAATCTGCATAAAGACGATGGGAATCGTCAGGCAAGTGCTAACAAGACCGTAGCAGGAATAGAAGTCATAATCGATAAGGAGGCAGTCATGAACAAATGTCCACATTGTGACACAGAGCTGGCGGCAGGTGTTACCTGCAAATGCCAGAGTATCAGCGCAAATGCCAGAAAAGAGCGTGATGCGGAAATAAACGAGATTTTGGCAATCGCATCAAAGCATAATGCGATAGACCTTGCACAGAAGTATATCAGCGAGGGAAAGAGCAAGGCAGAGTTTGTAGAGGCTGTCCTTATAAGTAATTTCAATGCGAAACCGATAGAAAACCTTAATCCCATGATTGGCATGAGCAATAAGGAGAAGAAGAATTATAGTCTTCTCAATGCAATCAGGGGAATGTGGCTTATGCGAGAAGTCGGTAAGCCGTTTGATGGTCTCGAAAAAGAGGCATCGGATGTAGTGGCGAAGATTGTAGGCAGAAAACCAAACGGCTTTTTCATTCCCGAAGACATCTTTAATCCGAGGGCAGTAATGCAGACGGGCGATGGAACTAAGGGCGGTTTCACTGTAGGGACAGATGTCCTCGGCGGCGAGATGATAGAACTGCTCAGGAATAAGACGCTCATTGCAAAACTCGGGGCAAGACAGTTAAGCGGATTGGTGGGTAATGTAGCAATCCCTCGTGTTACCGGTGGCGCAATTGCATACTGGCTGCCGGAGACAGGCGAAGTAACGGCATCGGAGCAAGCATTCGGACAGTTAGGATTAACACCTCACAGGCTCGTTGGAGACACAGCATTCACAAAAGAGTTGCTGATGCAGTCGTCAATTCCTGTTGAGGCATTCATCAGGGATGATTTGATGAGGGTTTTGGCGATTGCCCTTGACCTTGCGGCAATAAACGGCTCAGGTTCAAATGGTCAGCCGACCGGCATTCTTAATGTTACAGGCATCGGCGGTGTAACATTCGGCGCTGCGGCAACATGGGCAAAGATTGTGGATTTTGAGACACAGGTTGCAGATGCAAACGCCGATTTTGGCGCACTCGCATATATCACTACGCCAAGCGTCAGAGGGAAATGGAAGACCGTAACAAAGATTGCCTCCTCGCAATACAGCGATTTCCTCTGGGGTAAAGGCGATGGAGAATTCGGGGAAGTGAATGGCTATAAGGCTGCCGCAACAAAGCAGATTCCAAGCAATAAGGTTTTATATGGGAATCTTGCAGATTTAATTCTGGCATCATGGGCAGGATTAGATGTGGTTGTTGACCCTTACTCTTTAAAAAAGAGCGGGCAAATAGAAATAACAATCACGCAGTGGGCGGATGTGGCTGTGAGACACGCAGGTAGTTTCTGCGCATCTTCAGACAGCGGAGCCCAGTAGCAGTAGATAGCAGGCAGCAGGCAGTAGGCAATGAATAAATTGTCAACTGCCGACTGCTATAAAAATAAGGAGACAATATGAAGATGATTAAAATTATTCAGAACACCTTTATTGCAGGCAAATTAATATCCGCCTCGGAAAATCCTATAGAGTTGGAAGACTCTGAAGCAAGGGTGTTGGTTGATAATTCTAAGGCTGAATATTATAAGGCAAAGCTGTCTGCAACACCTGCACAGGCAGAAGCAGCAGGAAAGGAAGATGTTGCTGAAACTAAAAAAGCCGTCCCCGGCAGAAAGGAGAAAAAATCATGAAGATGATTAATTGTAACGATGAATTAAGTCTTGAAGAATTGGCAGTATCGGGTGCGAGGACATCAACACTTACAGGCACAGCGGTGGACATCTCACAATATCAGGGTGAGTTGAAGGTTGTTCTCGATTCAGCGGCAGGCACAGGCACAAGCCCGACGCTTGATGGAAAAATCCAGACAGGCGACCAGTCAGATGGTTCAGATGCTGCGGATGTATCGGGTGCAGTATTTACACAGGTTGGTGCTGCTGTATCAAAGCAGTCAATAGGTGTTGATACGAGAGCCTGCAAGAAATATATCAGGTTTGTCGGCACAATCGCAGGCACAACACCCAGCTTTAATTTTGCCGTGATTGCAGTAGGTCAGAAACAAGTGATATAGGAGATGTGAGATGCCTTTTACGAGTTTAGAAATAGATGCTATTTTTGACCCCGTCCTGACGGTGGATGCCACCTATACACCGCAGGGCGGGCAGGCATCTGCTATCAAGGTTATATTTGGTAATGATTTTAAAGTTGTTGATTTGTCAACAGGGATTGAATCGGCGGCACCGGCAGTGACTTGTAAGTCTTCAGATGTGGCGAGTGTGAAGCATAACGATACATTTGTTATAAATTCTGTAACCTATTATGTATCAGGCATCCAGCAAGACGGGACAGGAATCACGATATTAATTTTATCAAAGGATATGGTGTGATGAA